TTTGTAGCTTCATGGTTTCCATCATATATTATAGTAGGAATTTTTACATTAGCTACAAACGAAAAGTATAATTCTAACTCCTCCATAGTCGGAAGACGATCAAAAAGATCGCCTCCGATTATATGAGCAGTACAGCGAGATTCTATTTCAGATATTTGATGAAAAAATTCTTGATACCTTTTTTTCGCCCAAGCAACTGGGACATTCTTCTGTCCCAGTTTTAAGTGCCAATCTGCTGTAAATAAGATCACGCTACATTGAACTCCGCTTCAAGAGTTTCATCAACTTCATTAGTATCTGATTGACGAATTTCATCAAGAAGAGACTTCTGTGCATCAGGGGTAGGACGAGGCATTACGTCATCCATAGACTTCAGTTCAGCTACAAGAGCTGCATTCGCATCACTGAGTGCACTAGGCTTGCACTTTAAAGGCTGAAGCTGGTACTCTACATTATAAGGAAGAGGACCGGTCTTTACTCTTTTGAATTTAATATCCCAGCCAGTTTCTGTATCAGTAGGATCACCCAAATCTTCTGCTGCAGTTATAATTTGCTCCCACAGCTTCTTCTTTAGATTTACAACTTTTACTTCACCGTTGTCTATACACTGAGTTGCATAGCTCCACCCACACTTGAGGTCGGGGTAGTATTCACGAACCCAATCCTTCTCTTTGTTGTTGAACGCTTCTGCGTTACGGTCAAAAGATAAACACTCTAAAGGAATGTTCTTATCGTTTTTGCCTTTTATCCAGTAAACATAGCGAGCAAGAATGTCGCCACACAGACGAAAAGAGTTATCTCCGTCTTTGTACTGAAAAGTGCTAATTGAGGTTTTTTGAGCAGAACCTTTCTGCTGATTAAATGATATTGCCATTTTAATGTTTCTCCGTTGGGGCTTCTTCGTATAAAAAGTGAATTTGATCGCCTTTTACTTGAAGTAGACTATGATTGTTTAAAAATATAAAAGGATCTATTGATAAGTGCAGTAGATCCAATGTTGTTTTACCAAAGGCACTATATTCCGCAAAAGAACGCAAACTTGCTAAAGCTGCGTATATGCAGACATCTTTATAGCCATACTGGTATGTATTATATAAAAGAACATCAGGGTGAAGTAAAAAAGACTCCCCTCTAAAATCGGTGTTGGAATATTTATAAATTCGATCAAAACGATTATTAGGGATTTGCTTTTCCACCATCATTTTTAAAACTACCACCATCTCTGATGTATTGCCGTTGCATGTTTCAAAGATTTTTGTCCAATTATATAGAAGCATATTATATCAAAAAATGAAGCTCTTGTCAAGAACTATTTTTTTAAAGTTCCTGTATGTTGTAACCCTGTTTCATATAGTATCCCACCCTATTAGAAGCCTGCCTTCGTGCCGTGTTTCCTTTTAGTTGGATATCTACTATTACAGGATCTCGTTTGCCTTCCTTTTTTCTTATAACCCTACCTATTAGCTGAGTTAATAAGGGTTCGTTGTTCACGGGGGTAGCCAAAATTAGACAGCTAAGATCGTCTAAAGAGATGCCTTCAGAGAAGATTGCTTGAGTCCCAAACAGAATATTTGCCTTTCCGTCTGTAATTTTAGACATAAGCGTTTCTCTGTCCTCATGTGGTACCTCACCCGTAACACAAATTGCTTTATCGCCTGCCAGTTCGGCGCAGACCTGCAAAAAATGCACTCGATCACTTACTACTAACACCTTATGCCCTTTGGTAGCCAAACCAGCGGCTAAAAGTGCAACGGTATGAATATATTCCTCATTATAGGCTAATTGTGTTACCTTATTTGCCCAAGGAATATTACTTCCATCCATAAATCGTATTTCCGACCTATGAATTAGAATCTTTGGAGTCATATAGTTTTCTTTTGGGGGCTTCAGAACGTTTTGTCCAAAATAATCCCTAAATACTACATGCTTTCCGTCTTTTCTTTCTATTGTGCCTGATAATCCGATCTTATATCTTGCATAGTTGGAATCAATTACTTTAGAAAACGTTGGAGACGAGACATGATGCATCTCATCCAAGATGCATGTTCCGAATGCTTTACGTATATCTGTAATGCGACGGTACAAACTTTGAGTGTTCCCAATAACCACAGGAGCATCAATATCAAACCTACCGCTTCCAATAATTCCTGGTTCAAATCCATATACTTTTTTTACCTCCGCTGCCCACTGATTTCTTAGAGGGACAGTATGTACAATTATGAGTGTTTTCTGTCCTAGCTTGCCAGCAATCGCAAGACCTGTAAAAGTCTTACCCCAGCTGACCCAAGCGTTTATTATACAGTTGTCTTCGATCTCGTCAAAAACATCCTGTTGGCTTGGTCGTAAAGGGAACTTAAATTTTGGAAATTCTACTGGTAACTCAATCCTTTTATCGACTACTTCGTAGTCTGCTGGGATTAAATCCGTACGCCCAATAGGTATACTAACTAAGTTACTACGAATACGTGCCATATTCTTAATAACTATAGGAGGATCCTTTGGGTTGTACGAAGGAATAGTATAAGTCAGTTCTTTGCTTAAAACTTCCTTATACTTATCCGTTACTTCCAAATAAATGCGATTGCTTATTACTGCTTTCATTGAATAGGAAATTCTCTAAAATCATAGCCATAATCTATTTTTTTCATAGTAGAGGAACTGGTCATCCATTGGTCATAGACACGCGTAAGTATATTTTTTTCTCCCCACTCCTTAAAAATCTTCTCAGTGATAAAAATTAAATAAGAATCTTCATGGTCTGTTCTCCAGCCTGGTCTTACATGATATTCCATGTCTTCATCTGGATTTATTCCAATCAAGGCATAAACATCAGCAGTTCCCTCTTCAAGATGATACCAAGACGAGGCATCCAAAAGAAGTCTTCTTTGTACCGTTTTCTTAGTACGTTTCTGTATAGCGGCAAAACCAAGTTTTACCTCTACTCTTATATCATCATTCACAAGTAGATCACAACCTTTATCTTCTTTGTCGCATGTGGATGGAGCTTTTACTGCTTTGTAACCTTTTTGTTCTAAATACTTTGCTATCCAGTTTTCTCCAAAAAGACCTCTATCTACGTTTGAACAAGCCCATAATTTTGCCCACTTGGAGAGTTCCCAAGGATGACGCTGATTTGGCATATCTTTAAGTAGTTGTTCTGCTATGCTGTTCATTTTCTTTTACTCACTGCAAATAAAAATAAAATAGTTAATCCTATAGTAGTGCCTATCACTACCCATCCTGTTACTGGCATGAATTACCTCCATATGTGCCTTCTATTGTTTGTTTAGCCAGAATATATTCTTTTACGAAACCACTTCGTACTATATCTGTTACATCAAATTCTATTAACTCAAATGAACCCATCTTTTCTAGTATTCTTAGAAAGGATTTTAGTCCGTTTTGTTTTAAGTCTGCTTGCTGGAAATCACCGCAGAATATAACTCTACAGTTTTCCCCCACTCGCGTTATAATAGAATCCAACTCATGAAAAGACATATTTTGGCACTCATCTATCAAAATAACTGCATCTCTTAGTGTAACTCCTCTAATAAAAGATGTAGTCATAAAGTTTACTAACCCTTTGGTTGTTAGTACTTGGTATGCATCCCCTCGTGAAAACAATTCAATAGAAATATCTTTGTAAGGTTCTTCATACACCGAAGTTTTTTCTTTTTCATTTCCCGGAAGAAAACCTAAGTCTCTTGTTGGAACTGCACTTCTTATTATTACCAGCTTCTCAAACATATTTTTAATCATATCATCGAAAGCTAAATAACAGGATATGAATGTTTTCCCTGTTCCTGCTACTCCATGCAGTACGAGGTGTTTCTCGCTATCAAAAGCTTTTACTTGATTTTGCGTTAAAGGTTCTATTTCCTCTAGGACTAAACTAGCCCCTTGTAGAGTTTTACTTCTTTTTCCCATAGGCATTTTTATATTTTTCTTCGAGTGTCTTTAAGTTTTTCTTCAGAGTACTCGTATAACATCCAAGGTATATAATTTAAATGTAATATACCTGCCCAAGTTCTTCCATCTTCTGGAGGTCTTGGTATTGTAAAAGGAAAATTAATTCCTTTCACCCATAAAAGAGAGGCAACCTCTTTCCTATCAACCTTTCTGATCTTGTAATATTTAAGTTTACACATTAAGGTTTTGTCATAGATGAAGGGGTCGCCTCGTGAGTCAATAAAAGTTTTTCCTGTTTGCTTTAATATACCAATATGGTTTATCAAAGCGTTTTTTAGAGGAAATAGGTCACGGAAGGGTGTCTGTACCCTTCTTATTCCTAAAGTTCCTCCAGACATATTCTTATCGTCTAATAACTGATTATCCAAGAATAATAGCCCGTCAGAATAGCTCCAGTTGTCGTGCGGTATCCGGTACACCGGAAAGGTTACGCGTGGAACGTCCTTGTATGTAATGATCAATTAAGTTACCATTGTAATAAATTTTTATATCTGTACATCCCTGTCCTTCCAACATTTTTGCATAAGTGTAAGGGCCAACGCTATGCATATCACCCCTTCTGCGGTCTTCTCCGTTCTGATGTAGCCAAGTTAAGCTATACCTGCCCATAATAATATATCTCCAAAGATTCCTAAGTATTGATGTAAGTCAATAGCTATTTCTAGTAAATGAAGCCCAATATCTAAACAAAGCAGGTATAACAGTGCTTTAGGATATGCAATTTTTATCATATCGTAAAGCTAACCCCACACCCACACGCATCCTGTACATTAGGGTTTGTTACTGTAAGATAAGACCCTATTAATTCTTCGTTATAGTCTATTGTACTGCCAGCTACAGCCATTGTAGCTGCATCACTAACTACTAGTATATCGTCTATGAGTCTCTCTGTGATTTTTAAGCCATCACAATATCCCCAATCATACTCAAACCCCGCACAGCCACTAGGCTTAAGATTTAAAAGTATGTACTTTTTATCTTTTTCAATACGCTTATAGTTAAGATACTTCTTCGCACTGGCAGTTATAGTCAGCATTTTTTCCCTCATAATCGCTTATTGCGGCTTTTATAGCATCCTCAGCAAGAACGCTACAATGTATTTTTACTGGGGGTAGGCTAAGTTCTGTAGCAAGCTCGGTATTCTTGATCTTACTAGCGTCTTCAAGTGTCTTTCCCTTAACCCACTCGGTAAGCAAAGAACTCGATGCAATGGCGGATCCACATCCGTAAGTTTTAAACTTAGCATCTTCAATGACTCCGTTTTCAGCGACTTTAATTTGTAATCGCATAACGTCTCCACAAGCAGGTGCTCCAACCATACCTGTACCCACGGATCTATCACTTTCAGATAATCTTCCAACGTTTCTGGGTCTTTCATAATGTTCTAATACCTTATCAGAGTAAGCCATATTGTTTCTCAAATTTACCCATTGAGTAGTCATCTCCTATATCGAAGTCACATCCAACGGGGGCTCCTGGAATAGTTATTCCTCTATCTAATTGTATCCAATACTTGAGTTTTTCACTGTATGTATCTATTTCTTCTTCTGGCACTTCTGCAAGAATTGAGTCGTGTACTAATGCAAATATACGAGCCTTCATCTTAGATGCCTGTATATCTGCGTGCATATCTACAGCCCCAAGAAGGTTAATATCACTAGCAGCAGACTGCACCAAAAAATTAAGACCAGACCTAATGCTATGGCTCTTGATACCTGCGTCTGAAGATTTGACATTTGGTAATCTCCTTTTCCTTCCAAAGAAGCTGTAGACGAATCCGTTTTGCTCAATAAATCTATGACTCGTGTCAATCCATTTTTTAAGAGCATGAAAAGATTTAAAATAATCATCAATAACCTCTTTTGCTTCTTGTTGACTGAAGTAGGTTCCGGAGTCTTTAGTAACTTGTTCACTAATCTTTTTAGGACCTGCTCCATACATTATACCAAAGGTAACAGCTTTGGCTGCTTGTCGTGAAGTAGTATAGAATTCTGCTACATCCTCTACCGCACAGTCTAATTTAAAAACTGTTTTAGCAATACTACTATGAAAATTTCCTCCGGACTTAAATACATCCATAAGAGCTTTATCTTTTGCAAGAATTGCAGCTACATATACTTCTGCTGTGGTTAAGTCCATTGCAACAATCTTGTGTCCGTCTGCCGCTTTAATACATCCTTTTACAGCTGGGTTATCCCTAGGAAGCTGTTGCATATTAAGCTTACCACTAGAGCTGAGCCTACCGCTAGTAGTACCATGAAGGTTAAACGATGTGCGGAGTCGGCTATCTCTATCCAGTTGCGGTATGATTTTATCCAAATAAGTATTTTTAATTTTGGATCGTTGACGTATGTCAAGGATAAGTCCAGGAACTTCGGATTGACTACTGAGCTCTCCGAGTACTTCTGCATCCGTAGAATTCGCTCCCGTTCCTGTTTTCTTTCCAGTAGGTTGCAAACCCAAGTGGTCAAAAAGAAGGGAACGTAACTGCACAGTAGAATTAGGGTTAAAATCTTTATCATTAATACTCTCCCACTTTCCTATTGCTGGGTTCTCATATAGCTTAGCAACTGCTTCATCTATCTGAGTCTGCATAAGCTCTTGTGATTTATATAGTCTTGTTTTATCAAAAGGAACACCATTGTCCTGTGCATCCATTAGAAATCTAGTGCCAGGGATTAGGATATTATCGTATACCCACTTTAATTTACCGTTCTCTTTGATTTTCTTAAACTTATCATAAATAAGATAAGTACATAATGCATCCATTGCTGCATATGTTTTCATTACATCAAAAGGAATAGATCCCCACTGGAAATCTCCTTTTAAAATTCCATTTTCTTTTCGGTAATTATCCATCCAATCATACATCGGCTTTTCATAATCCCCATAAGGAGTATATCTAATAGCTAATGTTTTTAGACCATGGTTACCTGGGTTTTCATTGATGAGATACGATAACAACATTGTATCTTCAATTCTTGGAAACCTAAAGTTAAAATGGTACTCAAAAAACGCCATATCAAATTTAGCATTATGAAATACTACTCGCTTCTTATCGAATAACCTCTGAAGTAGTCCTTCAGTTTCTTCATCAAAGCAATCTGTAGAGATATACGCTCCTCTGTGGCCGTCATAACAAAGTGATATACCAAGTATATGCCCATCGCGAGGGTACAGCCCAGTTGTTTCACTATCAAGAGCAATAAAAGTCCCATCGTGTTCAATGGCTGCTCGAATGAAATCGTTACAGTCTCTTGTGTCTTCAATACCGAATGCAATCTTTTCATCTATAATCACCTCCTCAATTTCACCACTAATATACTTAATGATGCTCTGTTTAGATTCATCCCATGTCTTTCTAGCTTCCGGTTTAAAGGTAAGCATAGCGGGATTAATAACTGGCAAGAATTTTTCTTCTACTTTCTTTCCAGAGTATTCTGTTACTGAGTTAATCTTTGTAAAATACTTCAAAGCCTCACTACCAACTAATACAATCCAGTCATATAGTTTTTCATCAATATTAATATCACAATCTCGTTTTAATACTTTCTTTATTGTAGGATCAGAGCAAAGCTGGTATTGATCGAACTCAAATGCACCACCAAACTCTTTTCTGTAATCCGTCCTACTCGGTTTTGTTTCTACTAAGGCAACTTTAGCCATATAACTTCTTCCTTAATTTATCTACTGAAGTTTGAGTTAATGCACCTGGATCTGTATTTTTAAGATACACATTCCGAGCTACGAGACCAACTTTCTCACATTCACTCACTAATTTTTCTGCGGCCTGCTGGCCTGGGTCATCACCATCAAAGAATACTTCTACATATTCTGCTCCTTGTACTCGAAGCATTGATAGTTTTGCCTCATTATAGTTATTTGTTCCAAAACAACACACAGCATTGGTAAGTCCTTTGTCATGAAGGTTTATCATATCAAATATTCCTTCTACCAATATTACTGAGCCTTTAATGAACTCAACAACTGGAAAGAAAGGAAGCTTTGCCCCAGGGGGTGTAAACTTGTACTTAGGGGTTCCTTCTGCTGTATGACGCCCTTGAAACGCGACTATTTTTCCTGATATATCCTTTATAGGAAAAACAATTCTTCCTATAAAGTCTGGATCATGGTGTTGAAATGCTTCAAACTTTCTATAGGTTTCTGGGCGGATATTTCGCCAGTTTCCAATAAAAGGTAAACTATTTTGAGGAAAGGACAAACCAACACTCTCAGAACGCTTTTGTATAAGCTTCTTCTTAAAAAGTTCCCGTCTTTGTTGTAATTGGTTTGCCCTTTCACCAAAATAATTAAATAAATTTCCCTTAAATCCGCACGAAAAGCAATTAAAAATCCCAGTAATTTGATCTATTCTCATACTTGGGTTTTTATCTGCGTGTTCGGGATTTAGACAACTCACTAAAAAATCTCCTCCTTTTGGGAGGAAATAAATATTTTTATCTGTAAGTAGAGTTTCTACATTCACCAGCTAGGGTTCTCATCAAATTGATCGGGACTGTCGTCTCCTCCGAATACAGCTTGGTATTCTTCATGTAGAGAAGGTTGACCATCATCTTCGGGGGGATTTAGTATATATTCTAATTCTTCTTCTTCCTCTTCAAATATAGGAGGATCTTTGGGGGGAGCATTATCTTCCCCGTACCTACCCCGCAAACGATTTCCATCGCCATTGAGTTCAGTTAAATCTTGTTGTGTAAACTTAAAGTCAGGTGCTAATCCCAAAATCGTGTCCCCTCTGGTACCATCCGTGGCGTGCAATACGCCGTTACTAAAGCTTGTGTGCCTCTATATCTGCGGTTACTGTATCGACCCCGCTCAATTCTATCAGAAAAATAATTACATCTATTTATATTACGAAAATACATATTCGCAGTTGGCTCTTTATCTCCATCTATAATTACTACTAACAGAAATGCCATTAACATCCTATTTACCTATATCCTCTACATTATCTTTACTAATAACTTGGTAAGCACCTTTGTTGTAAGCAGGTGCAATAGTATACTCAGAAGAAGCCTCTACTTTCCAGTCCTGTCTAGGCTGGGGCTTATAAGGTGTGAGAGGAGCTGACGGATAGTCAGGGGTCTCTCGTACAACAGGCTTATCATTTGCATGAAGCTGCATATACTGTACCTTACGCTTATTTTGATATAATGATTTATTAGACTTCTTTCTACCACTAGCTGTGTATCTCATACTGCCTTTTACAATCATAAAGCCTCCACATTTTGAATATATATTATACTAGAAATACATACAAATGTCAAGAACTATTTTTAGATGTCGTTAATTTCTTCGCCAGTTTTCTGGTCGTTATCCTCTTTCTCGCTTGGCGTGAGTGCAGTCTCTGGTCCTATCTTTAGTGTTTCCCAATCCATGGTGGAGGAAAAAGAACGCATAGCGGCAGCTCTCATTTTTACACAATTAAATGTAATACAAGCATCTTCTTGTGACCAAGGCTCCATGGCATATGCTGCATCAGCAGCATCCAAGATACCTTTAGCAAATCGAGCTTCACCGCTAGCGTCCGTCTGGTATGGTGAGAATACTGGGGTTTCGTACTCTTGTGCCATACTCTTCAGTGCTTTACTAACTTCTATCTGTTCCGTCCAATCGTATTGACCTCCCCGAGAGGGCATACTTGAACGTTTTACTTGATTAATGTAGTCGACAATAACGACTCCTACATTCATGTCACTTTTGACTTTTTTATCAAGTTCAGCTCGTATCTTGGAGAGAGTAAGAGAAGGATCATAAATTACATCAAGTTGTTGAGTTGGGAGAAGCTCACAACTTTTAACTAATTTATCATGGAACTTATCAAAGTTTCGGTGCTCCCGATACTCTGCAAGTCTCTCTTGACTGTCTGTGTATCTTGAGGCTTGCCAGTCGGCGACCTTTTCCCATTCAGTTATACTGAGGTTCTTTGTGCGAAGCCGAGAAAAAGGAACGCCCGTAGCAATAGAACAACATCTTTGCAGAATTGCTCTACTGTCCATTTCAATAGTGAAATAGAGGGCTGATTTGCCTGAAGAATATACGCTGTTAGCAATGTTAGCACAGGTGATAGATTTCCCTGCCCCTCGGCGACCTCCAACAAGTATCAAGTCTCGGGGGGAGAACGTGATCTCGTTATCGTGGTCAGTATTTAAGCCGAGAGGCAGGTACTTTCCAATGTCATCATCTGGCTCCCACAAGGGAATACGTTGCATAGTCTCTTGCGGTTCTTGAAGGTCTACTTTGTCTTCGACATCAAGAACTATCTGGTGCAGATGTTTGACAGACTCTTCCGCATCTTCAAAAGATATAGAATTGTCAACATAATCCTCAAGGGAGCTGAGAATCTCTTTTTGAGTAAACTCATTCTTGAGGTATTGTAGAAGCATATAAGGCTCTGCATCTACATCGATAGCATCTACAGCAAAGAGTAATTCTTTGGTAGACGTATCACGAATCTCATACTTGAGATCCTCAATCGTAGGGAGTCGATGAAACTTTTCACAATGCGAATCAATGGCTTTAAAAAGCGTATGGTATGCAGAGGGCAAATAATGCTGGCGAGTAGAAGACCAAGACTCAAAGTCTTGCAGGTCTAAAACTTGCTTTAAATAAGCACTTGCTATGTTCAACGATTCCCCCGAAAAGAATACAGCCGCAATGACCCCTCACTACGGCTGTAGAATTAACACTAAATTAAGATGCTGCTGCTTTTTCCTTTTTAGCTGCTCCATCATAGTCAGACGCTGTTAAACCTCTTCGGGTCAACATAGTCTTAACACCACGTGCAGTTTTACCAATCGACTCTGCGATTGCTTCAACTGTCATGTCAGATACATCACCAAGCTCCTCTAGAGGGTCGCTCTTGTTAGAGCCTTTGGTGTGCTCCTGACGGGGGATAGCGTCAATGTCGCCAGAACGTAACAGGCTGAGAGCCTTGCCACGTACACTGTTTACAGTCCGGTCTAATGTTTCGGCGATTGCTTCCACAAACGCGCCCTCATTGACCATAGATACGAAAGTAGTTTCCTCATCGGGAGAGTACGTTCTAACAGTCTCCACTTTGGGAGCTGGCTTAACATGATCGGTAAGTTCCATAGAAAGAATCTTACCTTGTATAGACTTAGCAGTAAATGCTCCGTCTTCAAAGTTACCAGCAATCTGAGCATAGGTATACTCGCCGCTATTGTCTTGTACAAAAGCCGCAAGAGTAGATTCTTGAGTCTCAGAAAAAGCACGAGTGCTCTTTGCTGAAGCAAGTTCTACATCAAAACCCATCTTTCTCAGTTTGCTAGAAACTGATCGTGTAGTAGTCTCTAACTGCTCTGCAGCGTCTGCTACAGTGGCTTGAGATACTGGGGATTCATCACCGACAAAATTTGTGAGCTCGTCGGTACGCTCATCTGTCCACTTAGGCAATGTTGCCATTTTTCTCTTCTCCTAAAAAATCTAATAGGTTGGTTACTATTGTTATGCCCTTATCTTGGGCGGTTTTTGTTTTTGCGGATTCTATTCCTGATTCATTAACAAGAATAGTCACGTCTTTAGTAATTGAACTCTTTACTTCATATCCGTTTTTAGCTAAAACTTCTTGAGCTTGGGCTTTAGTTTTAAAACTTTTCAGTTTACCACTAATACAAACTACTCCTTTAGATACTTGTTGTTCTGACTTAGTAAAGGAGAAACCAAAAGGTAATCTCACTAAATTAAATAAGAACTCATCAAAGTACCAGTTCAATAAATTTTCTGTAGCCTTTGGTCCAAGACCTGCTGCTTTACACTTGTCCGCATTTAGTTCAGAGATGTTGTTTATCTTTGTGGACAATTTTTCAGCTGCTGTCTTTCCAATTAACGGGATACTAAATGCTGGTAATAGCTCATTCATACTGCTTTTCTTAGAATGGGTTATCTCCTGCAAAAGTTTAACTGCTAGTTTTTCAGAGGAAAGAGCATCTCTAATCTCTAGGTAAGTCATATCATAGATAGACTGAAAAGAGGAGAGTCCTAGCTTCTCAATGCTCTTCGGGCCAAGCCCTTTTATCTTTAAGCTCTTTGCAAAATGCTCTATTCGTTTCTGAACTTGAGCAGGACACAAGGAGTTCACGCAATATAGCAGATCATTTTTCCACTCAAGTGAGCTATCACAAGAGGGGCAAAATTCTGGAGCTTCTATCGCTTGCATAAAGATTCCTCTGAAATTGAAAAGATATTATATATAATTTTAGGTTCCATGTCAAGAATTATTTTTCCTCAACTCGTCGGACAATACGAGGGATAATTTCACCACTTCGTATGACCTCGACGTGACAACCAATTTCAAGACTTAACTCCTCGATGTGAGCCATATTATGTAAGGTTGCTCTTGATATAAGAGCGTCCCCAATCATTACAGGTGATAGTATTGCTACTGGTGTAACAACACCTGACTTACCTGTCTGCCACTCAACTCTTGATAGCGTAGTTACTACGCCTTCTTTTTGAACTTTAAAGGCAAGAGACCCTTTAGGGTGATGAGCGGTAGAGCCTTGTTTACTCCAATACTCAATATCATCTAGTCTGTGTACTTCTCCATCAGTTGGGTACTGTGATGCATCAACTGAGTTAACAGTTGAAAAACCAAGCCCCTCTAACCAACTAAGAAGTACAGTCCAAGACTCTATAAATCCATGAGGCTTCATCTCATATGCAACAAAACGTAGTTCGTTGCATCTTGGTATAAAGTCTCGGACTAACTTTAAGTTAAGTGACCCCGCGGCATAGTTTCTCGCATTAGGTATAGAAATAGGAGCAACCACTTCACCATCAATTTGTACTTTCTTATGAAAGTTGATAGTCTCTGGAACTAGAAACTTCATTTTATTTGAAATGTCTACTCCAATTTTTCCGTTTCCACGGGTGGTTGCTCTTACAAACTTCCCTTTATCGTATAGTATGGATACTGCCGAGCCGTCTAACTTCGGACTGCAAACTACCTCTTGTCCTTCATGAGAAGTAATCCAAGATAGTAATTCATCCTCGTCAAATGTCTTTTTTAAAGACATCATTGGGAATGAGTGACGAACTCCAGAATCTGGAGTATATCCTACATTATTATCCTCAGGCAAAGCGTCCCACTCAGCGTCAGTCAAAGGACTGTTACCACCTTCGTAGTATTTCTTTGCAATGGAATTTTTGTTGGTATTCTCACTCATATGTATATATTATACTAGAAAATAGGGTTAGAGTCAAGAAAAATTTAGACTATTCAGGTAAATAAATTGATTTTATCAAGTCCTCAAAGTGCTCTTCAATTATTTCTTTAGCCTCTGCTAAGGATAATATCTCAATGAGGGCACGGAACAACTCTCTTGAGTTGTTAAAGTCGAGGGGCATTGCAACTCCATCAGGCGTAGGCTTCCATTCTTCATTGAAGTCCATGTAATACTTACGAATATGAATATACTCAGTACCCCTAAAAGTATTGACAACCACTCGTACTTGAATTTGTTTTTCTTCGTCATAGTGAATCACATGCTCATAGACGGAAGGTGCTTCATGCAACTGTATCATGGTTCATTCTTCAATACAGAGGACAGCGGCACTACGCTAGTCACATTCTTAGGTTTTAATAAGCGATACGAATCCGTGTCCCAGCAAAACAGTAGCAGGGTTTCTTCGGATTCTTTCGCTCGATTTTTCTTGCCTTGAATGTACTCGGTACTAAAGTCCAACGTACAGACATTGTACTTTAGTTTTTTTGAGTTCTCACTACGATAGGTAATGATTGCATCACCACATTCATTTACAAGAGTGGCTAGTTCGTCCTTTTTCACGACGCTCCTTAGTAGGTAGGTAAAAAATCTTTTACTGTCCTAACCTTTAGAGCAAAAAAATACCTCGGGAGTCTCACCCGAGGGAAGTACTAGTCAGCCATAAGGCCCGCAAAGTATTGTGCGGCTTTACCAGTCATCTTGGATATAATATCCATGTCTGGCTCTAAGCCCTTATCAGTTATAGCGGCTACTAACGTATCCTGTGCGGCTTGCTTAGATACGCGTGTACCACCGGAGGAAGTCCCTCCACCATTCCCCGCAGCTTGAGCCTTTTTTACATAGACTCCTGCTTTGGTTAAAATCATACGAACCCCGTTTGGACTTTCTTCGAGTTCGTCTGCTATCATCTTTACTATCTCCATAGATGTTTCTGGAGTTGGCATCTCTGCCTCGTACATTTCTACTGCTTGTGCTTTTTTATCATCATCCCACGCCATTTTTCGTTTTCCTCTTTGTTGTGGTTGCTGGAAATAAAATCGGTCGCCCATTGGTTCCCTCATTTTTATAGATATTATTATACTACTATTTTAACTCTCATGTCAAGAATTATTTTTGGAATGCCCTAGATTTTTTCTAGATTAATGCCGTACTCTTCCAGGTGAGTTAATTTACCTAAGTCACAGGCTAATGAGGCAGCATAGTATCCTCCTCTTACAAGCTCTTCAGTGTTTTCCCATACGTATATATAATAACACTTACTTGAATACTTTTTTACATAATCCATTTCATGCGCTTCTTTTTCTACTACTGCGGGCGCATGATAAAAAGCAGACCAAACAGTCTCTCCAGAGCTAAACTCTTGAGATACACACTTATCAGGTAAAAAGGCATACCCTTTTCTATCTTCTACTGCTGCAGGTCGTGTAGGTACTCCTACTCTATCAAGTATTCCTTTTACAAAACCTGAAGAACGATATAGTCCTTGAGCAATTTCAGACACAGAATCACCTCGTAGGTAAGACTGTATTGCATCTTTAATTTCTTCTTTGGTTGCTCTTTTACCCTTTAACTGAGCTTTTCGTTGGGCTCTATATGCATTTCGTTCGTTATACTCATCAAGAATCTTGTTTAGACGCGTCGTGTTGTACGCTATGTTCAGGATGCCACACGCCTCCTTCTTCGTAATAGGATTTTCCCTCGATAGTAACTCTTGTACATGCTGTATATTCTCTTGGGTTAGTTTCTCGTATTCTTTCTTTTTCACTCTTGCCAATTAATTCATCCTCTAATTTAAATAATAAACAGCACATAGCGTGTGCTAAATGTGATAAACCTGTTTCTTCATCATTTTCTTCCCCTTCTATATGTGCAAAGATATGACGCAATGCAGCACTTGTATACCTATTTTGTAGGTCTGGTACTTTTCTCCAGTTTTCTGCATCATATTTTTCTGCACCGTAAGTAAGAACTTTACCTATTTCTATCATAGATTTGGGAGGGAGTAAATGTAATTTAGGCTTATCCCCGTCATACTTTCTACCTTCATCTACCCACTCTTTAGGTGGGCCATTGGTAAATCCTCTATCATAATCCACTATCATTATTTCCACGGTAACAGGGTCATACCGATCATATTCAGTATAACCTCAATTAAAATAAAAAATACTGAGCCTACTCCTACTTGCCAAGCCCACCACTTCCAGCCTTCTAAGTTAGAAGCCCAAGTAGCTAATTTACTTTTTCTGGCTTTATCGTAGGCTCCACTCTTTTCACCTATTTTTTCAGCCCAATAGTTTGGACTAACTACGTTTTTCAATCCTTTAAGTAGTTTAACCAGCATCAACTGCCTTCACTACACTTGGGAAATGAGTGCCAATTATCTCCCAACACTTTGTTGCTATATCGGCGTGCTCTTGTTGAGTGCCATTAGCCATTCGTAATTGACAATAATGTATCCAACTACGTAATGTTCCTGCCATATAAAGGGTTGTTCCTGACATACCCTCTGGTAATAATGCTCTGGCCTGTTCTTTTGCAACCCCTGCGTCTAGTGCGTTTTCATACGCATCTCTAGCTTTTTGTAGTATTGAGTGTTGACTCATTGAAAACTCTTCATTTATACGACGTGCTTCTTCATCTTTTGAATCAATTTTAATACTATTCTGTCTATTTTTTGGGTCTTGCAGGCGAGCTTCACGGATTTCAAATGTCTCCGTTTTAGCATATCTTTGACTAAATTCTTGGAACGAAAAGCTTCGGTGTCTTACTATTTGGTGAGAGATATCCCTTGTAGTTTCTATTTCCATAGTAAGAGATACCATTTCAAATGGACTCCAATGTCCATGTTTGATTAGATAAGACAACAACCCCGCTGCTGTCTTATTATTATTTTGATTTTCAGGATTACTTACTCTTGCACAGTAAGCTACAAATTCATCAGCCGAGTGGCATCCTGTAACCGCCGACGGCTTGGTTAAAGAAACTAATTGTACTTTCACTAACTAACATTCTCCATCCTTAACATTAATCTTTCTGCTCGTTTTGTTACTTGACGATACCATTGTGAGTCTCGTCCTTCTACGGCAGCCCTTTTCCAGTCATTTTGCTCTATGGCTTCATTCATCTTTTTGAATTTGGACAGTCTGGGTCTGCCCATGTTAAACATCATATTGACCAGGATTTGCTGGACTTCGTCGGGAAAGGCTCTAAAACTCCCTTCTCCGTATAGAGTACAACATTCTCCCTCGGCAACATCAAGGTCTCTTGCAAAACACGCCCTGACTCGCTCTTCAGTAACTGCTGTTCCAGTTGGCCTTCCGTATTCCTCGTCGTCTTTGAGGATAAGATGACCGACGCCAAAGGTTGGATAGCCGAGATGGTCTTCATAGATTCCATACACTACTCCTTCATCATACTTGAGTTGTTCATAAACTGCTTCTCTGTTCACGTCATTTTCCCACTCGGATCAAGAAGATGTCTTTTTATCCACCCCTCAATCTGCTTTTTTTGTTTTTCTACTTCTTTTCCTTGAGTTTGTACTTTCTTTTCAAGGTCGTCAATTCTTTTTTCTTGAAATCTAAGTCTATCTTGTTGCTGCTCTATTTCCCATGTTCTCATTAATATACCTTTACTAAGTCCCAATTCATCGGCTCCTCTGATTTAATTTCTATTATTTGGTCTTCGTCGTCCTTGAATTTTATGAATTTAGGTTTTAAACTGTAAAACTTTGAAGCCTTGTAGTGCTTAGGCTCCCTACTGTAAATTTCATTACCTCTTTCATCAATTATTTTGGCAGCAACGAAATAGATTGTTAACTTATATTCTTCATATATGAGTGTTTTCCACCAACGTACTAACCAACTATCTTTGACTTGGTGTTCAATTTTTTCAGCTTCTTCACTCATCATCATTCCGACTAAAGAATTTAAAGAGGCCAGACTTCTTAGTTATAGCCTTTGTAAATTCTTCTTGGCTCGGAGCCTTTTCCTGATCGATTTGAAACTCTGCATTCTTTTCTAACCACTCATCTGCCTCATCTGCTGCTTCTGTGGCTTTTCTGTAATATAGTATAATTTCTTTCTGTTGTCTGATAAACCTACGAATCTCCTGTAGGTTGTATGCCATAGCTTCATAGCCTGTGGGAGTAAGTGCAAACACAACAAACTCTCCGCCTAATAATTTTTCTACTTTCCCGATGGACTCTTCGTAATTATTCTTAGTTATTACGAACCAATCGACATTCTCCATCTTTATTTCTTGAGGCAGAGGAGGCTGGTAAATATCAATTTTTACTTCCTCTGTTATTACTTTAACTGGTGGAGGTGGTGTAAAATCTACCTTCGGTAATACACTACATCCACTACTCAGTGCTATCGTAAGCACGCTCACTAGCGGTATCGTCGGCTTCATCTAATTCCCTGCTATCTGCTTCTACTTGACGGAATACTCTGTCCGTCCCTCTATTAATCTTTGGCTCTATCTCCTCTGGATTAGAGCGTGCTGACTGTGTTAAGTTATGCCTTTTAACCATACTCATATACTTACTTTTATCACTTTCTAATGAGTTATTTTTAACAGTTAAATCAGCAAAGGCTTGTGCCTGTTTCTTCATCTGATCCTCTAACTTACGAATCGTTCCTTCGTTAGTCTGAGCAGCAGTCTGAAGTGCTACATTCTGCTGTGTCTTATCTGCAATCTCCATCTGTTGTTGGGTGATGCGGTTGTCTTTTTCATTTATTACTACTTTATGATAAGCGAAACCGGCACCACCTACAACTAGGATGATTGGAAGCATTTTGATCATTCCAAACATACTATATACCTGTTTTACAGAGCCGTTAGTTTCATACTACCTGAATACTTATCCAGGGTGCACATAACTTTTTGTTTTCCCTCTGGAGAGGAAACGACAAATCTGATTCTGTACTCGCCTCGGCTATCCCTGATTCTATCCAGACGATAACGTGTAGCTATATACTCACCTTTTACATTGCTTTTGCATACTGAGAACGCTTTATTTTTATCCATTACTTTTGCGTTTGCTGGCGTTGCAACTAGTAGGGCTAGGGTTCCTAATCCTATTAAGGATAGAACTCTTTTAATCATACTACTTTCTCCTTAAGACTTGGCATTTTTGCCAGTTTTGCTACTTTTATTTGCCCAATAAAAATAGCGGTTATGAGTCAGTTACTTGTCGTCTACTTGTATTTCCCCGCTTTCAACAAGGTAGTCTACTGCATGCTCGATCCCAACTCGTCGACCGACATACCATGAATGAATTCCACACCCTATTAGGCATAAACAAAAAATTATAAAAACTGGTAATGATACTTCCAAATTACTCTCCTTTTAGGTATGATTTACTCCAGAATGTTATATTATATGCGATTTCACATAAAATGTCAAGAAAAATTTTTAGAATGTGGACTAAAAAATAGTTCTTGACATGGAGTCTAACTTTTAGTATAATATACGAATGAGAAAATATACCAAGAAACCTTGGACTATGGAAGAGCGTGGAGTATTATCAAAATATTACTACCTTACGCCCCTGGAGGAACTAATACCATTACTCCCTGGACGTACTCCAAATGCAATAAGGAAGCAAGTTTTATACTTGAGGAAAAGAGGATGGCCATTTAAACGTGAGAGTTAAGGTTAGAAACAATAATGTGGAAAGTGCAGTACGCGTTTTCAAAAAGAAATGTAATGAGGTGATGTTTGAGTACAGAGAACGAGAATATTACGATAAGCCCAGTGCTAAAAGACACAAAGCCAAGCAATCAGCAAAAGCACGAGAGCGAAGAAGACAGCAAAAAGACGATATATTCCAAGGAAGAACAAAAAAGTTCAAACCGAATTTTTAAATCTGCTACTCCTAAATATACAGTTGATTGGTACGTTAAATGGTTTTCGTCAACGATTTTAATTTGTGCAATATCAATAAGATCAGCACAGATTAATCCGTTGTTAGACTTAATACTTTCATTCACGGGAATGATAGGTTGGACATATGTGAGCATAGTATGGAAAGACAGAGCACTAATACTACTAAACGGAGTAGCAACAGTACTACTGGCGACAGGTTTATTAAGCCACTTCGCACAGTAGGGAATTTATTTAAAACACGCAGGATACTCTGGGAAGACCCAGACCCTGACGAAATGTCCATTGATAACGCTTACAAAACGCGTTGGATATGGTATCACACAATCTTAGGATTAGAACTACTTATGGTTAATATACTACTTGTAGCCATCCTAATTGTATTAGCAGTAAAACTTTAGGAGTCAATTATGGACGGAACCAATTTTGAATTAGTGGGCGATTTTATGGAATCAATGGATCAAGAGGTCCGTATAAAGCCTTCTTTTCCAGACGAGGACGTACAGAAATTAAGACTGGACTTGATAGAAGAAGAACTAGATGAGCTTCAATACGGCATCGACAATAAGGATTTGGTCGAGATAGCCGATGCACTTACAGATCTATTGTATGTGGTATATGGGGCAGG